CAACATTATCAAATTTTTTGTTTATTGCAATTGTCATAATTTTCTCTCTCTATTGACTATACATATAATTTAACATGATTCGGCTGTAATGTCAATGCCTAAAATGGCTTTATATATCCATTTTTAATTGATGACCCATACCAGACCATATGTTTCGAATTTCTTCAGCTTGTTTAGGTGTTACAAAACCATGATCATCTAATCCAGACCAAACAAAACCTTGATCCATTTTGTAAATTTCGTAAGCGGTATACACGTTAAAAGTTTCCATGCCCCCATTATCATTATCAATCATCTCAATAAGTTCATCAAAAGTTTTACCATAAAACTTAGCCCGTTTATTAAGAATAGTCATTGCACCTTTAATTTTCATTATATAAGTTCCTCAGTAAAAGGGTTGATATAGAAACCATTTGAATTTCCATAGGGTTGATCTAAATAATCGTTTTGAATATCATCTAACATAACATGATGTACAGAACCATTATCCCATGAGATATCCACATCAGTTCCTTGATTTGTATCTTGAATACAAGAAACGAAACCGTGACTTTCGGAAACCATTGATCCCCAAACTCCGATAATCTGTGTTCCTCTTTGAATGTCCATTACACTAGCTCCAATGCTTTTTTGAAAAGAAAAGACGCACCATCATCAGAGTCAAATCCCTCTTCAGATGCAAAGTCCATTGACGAACTACCCATTATTGATTCTGCCATTCCTTTAGTGTTTAGGACATACGCAACAGACTCAGGAGTATTACCCCAACCAACTAATCCATCACGACTAAACATTTGTATCCCACCATTATGGGCACCTATGAAATCTACTTGATTTTGCATTTTTAAAACTCTCTCTTTGTTTCTCTATCTTATACTTTACATTACCATTTAAATACAAAAGAGTCAAGGCCTTTATGCATAAAAAAACCCTTGTTTTACAAGGGTTTAATTATTATTTTTCTTTTTTTATGTCTTGCAATAGACGTTTTAGTGATTTATCGGGCCACTTTGATGGAGTGATTCGTTCCACTCTGGGTATCAATGGTTGCTCCTTCTTAGGATATGCCACTGATGGCCACTGAATGGGGTTTATAATCACCTATCAGCACCAGATGCTAGGCCAGGTGAAGCTGGATATACATCTGGTTTTGGAACTACAAATTCCTCATCCCAACCAAATGCTTCTCTTACTACGTTAGAAGATAAACCTTTGTATAGTTGATGTAGTTTTTTATCTTTAGCAGCAATAACAAGTTTTGCTTCGTTTTGATGTAAACCTTCTAACATCTGAAAAAACATTGTTTCTTTCTGGTGTTGTTTGGTTTGTCTATCTGCACCCTTAATAAAGTGCCACAATTTTTTTGCTTCCATGGCTAACATAGTGTGTTCTGTTCCTTCTGGTGATTCATTGGGTGTATAAGGAACTTCACCTTCTGGAATTACCCATTCAATACTTGGATCAAATCCGGCCTTGAGTACCATGCGTAATGCATCAGTATTATGCTCTCTAAGTATTGATACTTTTTGATCTTTAGTTTTTGCTTTGTGTACTCTGTCAAGTACCTCAGAAAATAGAGGTGTATAAGTTTGTTCTGGCATATTAAAATTCTCCAATTGTTTCAGTAAGATTTTTCAATCTTGATTTTATAAAATAATTTAGTAGTTTGCTTCTGTCACCGAATGGAGCTCCATGAAATTCTGTTAAGATTTCACCTTCAAGTTCATTTGGTATTTTACTCAAGTCAATGAGTTTCTCATTTCTTTGGTAATTTCTTTTGACTTCATCCTGTAAATCATTAATGTCTATATCCAACCAAGTCTCAATCTTTTTCTTTCCTAAAGGTCTTTGTCTTAATCCATCCGTAAATGTATTGTCAGGTGATAGGACATTAGGTACTCCATCACTAGTATCGCCTTTAAGTATATGTTCTTTTATATAGGTTTCTGGAACATGACCATCTACATACTTTTTAAGAATAGGACTATATTGTTTTACGTTAACATATTTTTGTAGTTGGATAAAATCTTTATCACCAGACACAATGATAATATTCTCATTTTTGCTACGATCTTTTTCTGTTTGAGTAAACTTACACAATGTAGCTATTATGTCATCAGCTTCTGCTCCATAAACCTCTAGAAATTTATACGGAAGATTTTCTTTAATCTCTGCTTTAATCTTGTTTAGAGTTTCAAAGATAGCATTCCAATCTTTACTGTCTGCATCTCTGCTCTTTTTACGATTTGATTTGTATTGAGGAAAGAAATCTCTTCTCCAATAATGTTTAGAATCATAAGTAAGAATTACCTCACCATACTCTGCATTGAACATTGTCCTATACATACGAACCGAATTGAGTATCATATGTCTTACCATACTTTCATCGGGTAACTTTGCTTTAGTCATATTCAAATGCATCATTAGACTAGCTAATGAGATTTGGTTCATATCAATTATTATCACGCTGGTTCATCTCCTGAATCATCTTTTTCATTATGTGTTGTTTGAATTACTTTACCCAACATCTCATAGTCAAACTTTGCATAAGTTTGAAGTGGATTTTCAGTTTCCACTTTCATCATAGAATCAATAAGCTGATGTATCGGGTGTTGGTAATTTAATGCTCTATACATAATAGCTTTTATTACTTCATTTAAAAATCCAATTTCAGATATAAATTCTCCATCCTTTATATCTACACCATTTTCTGCAAGATTATGTATTGCAGGAATCATAATACTTTCAGAAACATCATCTATGAAAACCATATCTTCAGTAACTCTGTCAGTTTCATTTGGGTCTATAACTTTTGCTCTAGACCACGGGCCCTTAACAACATTACTTACCCCGCTGGATGTGTCGTCTTCCACTGTACCCTCTTTTCTTCATACTCACCATAGTAATCGTTGATCCAATCACCATGTTTTAAGTAATGCTGCATATGTCTAACGTAACCTACACTATCAGCTAGTTTTGTATGTGAACCTTTTACTTCCCTACGAACTTCTGATCTATATGTTGAGGCCAAAGCTTTTTGTGTTTTAATCCATGTCTTTACTTTTTTTGCTGATAGTGGATGTTCATCTCCCCTATCAAGAACAGACTGACATATAGATTCATTTTTAGCAGGTGCTCGAGCAGCACGAGCATTTTCAAGTCTTTCTGCTGCAGCGATACGTTGCTCTTCAGTCATAGGTTTACGTTTTTTACGAACCTTTGGTGCAACCCAACTATTATTCTCAGTACTAGCTACAATCTTTTTTCTAGCCATTTTACTATCCTTCTATAGTTTCGTTTTCATTAATCTTTTTCAACCACCTACGTCTACCTGCAGCTTTAGCAAGCCTACGTTTTTCACTTTTTGCGGTATAGTGGGTACTTTCACGCATTTCATTAAACACGCCCTCAGTCTGCATACGTTTTTTCAACACACGCAAAGCACCATTAATATCGTTATTACGAACATCAACAGTCATACCAGATTTTTCTCTGTCTTTTTTCACTCTCTTTTAATTCCTTCTAAAAATTCTATCAGCAAATCTATCAAATCAGATGTAATGATAAAATTGGTTATTGTGGTAATTACACCAAAGTGGTATAACATAATTCCAAATGTAATCCATAATATAATCTTAATCATCTAATTTAATTAATTCCAATTCACCATTTTCATCTAACTTAGTTTTTATATATCCACCACTTTTGAGAGTTTCTAAAAGTTTATCAGCAATGATATTTACATTAGTTTGAGCTTTACCCCAAAAATAAGTTACTACACAAGCAGTTGTTGTAATCCAAAATGCTATTGTTACTTCAATCATTAGGTTTATCTCCATTATTACTATACTCTAACATGATTCGTTAACATTGTCAAGGGGCCTTTTCATTAATATTTAAATTATTTAGGAAAAATTCCATATATAGTTCTTCATTTATAATAGAATAGTTATTACAATTTCCTGTAGTTTTTATATGCGTACATACTTTTTTTGGAGAATATTTCTTCACCATAGTTTCCCACCAACCAATAGGTTCTACTGTGCAGTGTGCATTATCACCGTTAGGAAGAATGGCATTGGCTGCAGCAGTTGCGATACCAAGAAATACAAACTTATTCGCCTTAGAGAATATCTTATTAAAAGTTTCTGGAATTTGTTCTTTAGGAATATGTTCCATCACATCAAATGAAATGACACCATCAAAAGTACCTTCTGGTAAAGTATCATATTCTGGAATTGCTGGATCATACAGTGATGGTAGTATTCCACCCCAATGTTCATGGTGATTATGATCTAAGTAACCTTCTGCTTTACCACACCCAAAGTCTAGTATACTTTCAGCTTTCCAATCTTGTACTAAATCTACTATATGTTGTAAATAAAATTTTAATCCACCACCATTACCATAATTATTGTGTTCTTTGTGATATTGTTTATACTGTTCAATCCACTCGTTCATGTAACCCCACAAAATATTCTGCATCAACAACAACCAAAGGTTTTTGATTGTTTCTTTTA